CACCCATTAGTAGAACACCTGTGGGTGAGAGCCACATTGCGAGGAACTTCGGTACTGACGCACCATCAAACTGAAAGCCTGCTGGTATAACGTAGGACTCTCCTTTAAGTGCAAAATGAAAATCATCACAGATCTCCCACTGTCTTACACCCATTAACCACATCCAAATACCTTTGAAGAAACCTTTTCCTTTTGTTGCGATAGGAATCGGTTTCATATGGGGCATATCGGGGTAGGAGAACCCTACTCTTTCTTTAGGTTCTTTATCATCAAGTAAATTGACGATGAAACCTACCAAAACAATAACAGCAAATACTACCCACTGCCAAAACGTAACTGCAAGATCGAGAATCATCTCTAACATAAGTTAAGCTCTACAACGACTTTAGTCGCCTTAGACCGTATACTTTCTAATGAAGTTCTAGGTCTAGTTGAAATGTGACATTTAGAAATGCGAAGCATAACGAGTGCCACGTAAGGTGACCGAAACTATCGTACTCATACCAAATAGTAGGTAAAAAATAGAATTGACAATTTTGGTCAAATTTTTGAAATTCAAACTGAGTGTGTATCACACTACTATCTCCTCTAGGTTAGGTGGGAAGTACCCAGGGCCTTTAAGCACTTTACCGTCTTCACGGTAAATCGGCTTACCATCCTCACCAAGTTTAGACATATTACTTTCATGTACTTCCATAAAGCATTCATCTAAGTCAATACCGAAAGCATGTCCTGCTCCGTATACAACATAAAGAAGATCTGTGAGCGCGTCTGCCACCTCAACAATATCTTGATTGGTAATTGCAAGCTCCAGCTCTTCTAGTTCTTCTGAAATTAAATCTACGCGTAAATCCTGTACGGCTCGATCTCGAAGGGTAGGTTCACAGTTTACCTGCTGTCCAAATACCTCCATGAAATCTCCAACCAGTTCAAACGGAGTAGCTCTAACGTTTTTTACATTCATCTCTTTGCCTTTTTCTTTCGCGAACTTTAGCGGCAGCTTTTGATTTGTGTCGCTGTGTGCTCGCCTTTTCGTAGTATTGTTTGTCTCTCAGTCCAATCAAAGTTTCTTTTGTTTTTCTCTTGAGGGTTCTAAGTGCACTATCTACATTATTGTTTTTAACTCTAACTCTCATTCATTACCACTCATCTGAAAAACCTCCATAGTCCTCGTCTGTGCCAAAACCTGCTGATGCTAGTGCATCACCGTCCCAATCGAAAAGACTTTCTCCGTCTTCAAATAGTTCATCCATCTCTTGAACAGATAGAGCTTCTAGGTTTGGTTCTTCTTCGTCCTCAAAGGGATCATTGTTTATAAAAAATGTGTTCATTTATTTTCACCATCTCCTTCATAGAGTAGGCCCAAAAAGGCCTTCTAATATATGTTGCATGATACCAAAGTGCTCCTTCCGTTACATCAGGAATAGTACCTGAATAAACTTGAATCGCTACATTGGTTGCCTTGTCGTAATCTTTAACATCTTTAGGTTGATCAGATTTGCCGTCACAATACCAACTGAACTGGCAAATATTTCTCTTCTTTTGTCTGACTACTTCACATATTGTGCTAGGAAATGCTATGTTTTTTACTCTGTTAAGAGTAACTTGTGCTATAGCTACTTGACCCACCCAGGGTTGGTTGCGCCCTTCAAAGTATATATTCTTAGCTAGACACTCTAGGTCTTCCAACCTAGCATCTGCTGATGCACTTTGACTCATAACCATAGCTATTGCTATCGTAATTTTCTTCGAAATGCCCATCCGCGATCCTGTAAGTATTTGGCCTGTTTAACGCAAGCGTTATAAGATCTATCAGGGAAATGTTCCTGAAGTTCCTTCTCATTGCAGAAATGATACACCTTTCGTAACAGTTCTCTTTCTTTATGAGACCAAGGTCGTTTTGTGTATACTTTCATAATCTTCCTTTCACAACTTATAGATATTATAGTAGATTCAACATCGAAAGTCAAGAGATATTTTTAGCAGTTGATAAATAGATATCAAAAAATATTTCTTGACATTGCTACTCTTTTCTATTATAATATACGTTAATTCAGGAAGCCTTGCAAAGCAAGTTGAGTACTACATGATAGATCCAGTATTAATTTTCATTGCTTTGTTTTGCATCGCAGGATCCTGCTACACTAGCTGGAAGTCAGGACATGCCGCAGGTATAGAACATACTCTTGCCTATCTGGAATCAGAGGGCATCATCGAGTTCGACTCTGACGAGTAGAGCTCTACTTAAAAACCGAGTACCGAAAGGGCTCACAGCAATAAAGCATACCGAAAGGATGCGAGGAGAAAATAATGACTAATCTTAGTGAAATAGAAAAGTTTTTTGTCGGTTTCGACAACTTACGTGCATTTCCCCACCAAAAAACAGTGGACTATCCCAAGTTCAATTTAGCTAAAGTAGGAAATCAATTTCGTATTGATTTGGCTTTAGCAGGATGGACTAGAGACCAAGTGTCTTTGACTCTTCATAAGAATCAACTTCTTATAAAAGGAGAGAAACAATCATCAAATGAAAAAGACCAATGGATCCATAAAGGTATATCAGGTAAAGGATTTGAAAGATCTTTTAATCTTGATGCCGATCTCGAAGTGGTAGATGCAAGAATGGAAAACGGGCTGCTTTCCGTAACCCTAGGGTACGTGGAAGCAAGTAGGCCTATTGCGATTGAAGTAGCGTAACCGCAAAAGTTAAGGGGCTTCGGCCCCTTATTTTGGTAATTATTATGTGGCAATTTTTTGCAATGACAACATTAGTTCTGGGTGCAGCTACTTATGGGCTGTGGGATCAGAATCTTAAATTACAGAAAAACATAGCAGCTCAACGAGTAGCTATTGAACAACAAGAAGAAGCCTTCAAAGAGTTACAGTTGCAGACAAAGCAACAAACAGAAGCTTTACAAGGTATGCAGAGACAAAACCAAGAAATCGAAAATGAAATGGCTCGATATCTTGATATTTTCTCTCGACATAATTTAACTAAACTCGCCACCGCTAAGCCTGGCCTGATAGAAAAAAGAGCTAATAATGCAACTAAACAAGTATTTGAATCTATCGAAAACGATAGTCGCGACGTCGATACTCTTGATGACGGGGTGCAGCTGGCTCCCGAAACAACCGATTCCGGAACCGGAAATAATAACAGTAACGAAGCCAGTACGAATAGAGATACTACAGCCGGATCTTCCGAGGGAGATCAACCTAAAGGAGCCTAATTGGTACGTAGTTTCTAGTAAAAACCTGGACGAATTTTTAGAAAGAATTGCAAAAGAATCCGGTGGAAACGTAGTTTTCTTTGCAATGTCTGTAGGTGACTATGAACTTATGGCATACAATATGCAAGAGCTTCGTAGATATATTCGAGAAATGAAGGAAGTGGTTATTTATTATCGTACTGTAACAACGTGGGATGATGTCAGTGAAACAGAGGACTAAACAAAAAGTCCTAGCAAGACTAGAGGAACAATATATGAACAGAGACGCAGTATTTGAACAACTAAAGATAGATGAAGGAGTAGTGTATGCAATCTATAAAGACCATCTTGGGTACGATACATTTGGGGTCGGTCACCTTATCAAAGTCAGTGACGAGGAATTCGGAGCACCAGTTGGAGCAGAGATTAGTGAAGAGAGAGTTAGGGAGTGTTTCGACTCAGACCTTGATCTTGCCATCAGCGAATGTGGAGCTTTATACGGCGAACGGGAGTTTGGAGAATTTCCAGATGAGGTCCAGCAAATCTTGGTTAATATGATGTTTAACATGGGTAGAACTCGCTTAAGTAAGTTTAAAAACTTCACTGCCGCCCTGCAAGAGGGAAACTGGGCACGAGCCGCAGCGGAAGGACGAGATTCTCAGTGGCACAGACAAGTAACAAATCGTGCAGAGCGACTCATGTCCCGAATGGAGAATGTTTCAAGTTAACCTGTAAATGTTTCTTGACTTAAATTACTAAAACCGGTATAATATGTTTTATGAATATATTTATACTAGATGAAAATATCGAACTGTGTGCTCAGTATCATATTGATGCACACTCCGGAAAGATGCAGCTCGAAGCAGCGCAGATGTTATGCACAAACCACTGGGTAGATAAATACTTAGGGTACGTACCAAGAAAACTCACCTCAGAAGAATGGGCCGTTCTTAAAGAAGCCAAAACAAATGAAGTGCGAGATTTTCCATACCTCCCTACTATGTACAATCACCCCTGTACTATATGGGCCAGAGAATCAGAACAGAACTATACTTGGTTATTCAACTATGCTATGGCTTTGAATGAGGAACACATATACCGTGGCGGAGCAAACCATAAATCCTTCAATGAAGTTATAAACAAACTGCCCGATATGGATAATTTACCTGATATTGGGTTGACTCCTTTTGCTCAGGCAATGCCAGACGAGTTAAAAAGCGACAATGCAGTAGAGTCTTACCGTATGTTTTATATGAAAGATAAAGCAGCTATTGGTAAGGGTGCTAACTGGAAAGTACGAGGTAAACCACACTGGTGGGATGAAGATATCGCGGATTATAATAATAGGATTTCAGGACAAAAATGAAAGACGCAGAAATAAAAGAAAAATTTCAAGACAGTACTATGTCTAAGGCTGGACGTCTTGCAATGGAGTTGAATGCTGAAAAGAAACGTCTCAAGCATGAGATGGAAGAACTACAAGCTCAAGTAGACGACATGACACCAGTCACACCTACAGGTACTGTTGATAGCTATGTAAAGTGGGTGGCAACTATAACAGGAGTAGCTGGTGTATTTCTTATGAGTGCAGGCTTTGGAATTGAAGGAGAGTTCGCATACCTTGTAGCAGCGTGTAGCTGGATCTTTGTAGGCAGTGTTTGGAATGATAAAGCAATTATGATAGGCAGTGCCGTAAGTGGTACCGCTGTATTAATGAATATATTAACCCAGTATGTATTGTAGAAACTGTGGAGAGGATATGAGTGGAGATGGGTACACACTACCTTTCCATTGTATAAATGTTAGTGAAGAGGACTGGTGGTATAGTCCACCAGATTCTGGGCCTTACTATTGCGACGGAGATGAAGAATGAAGAGTAGTAAAGTAGACTGGGCAGGAGAAGCCCGAGGTATCTCTGACGTAGTATTCTCTAGACTACGTACAGAAGAAAGAATCTACGTTAATTCTGTTACTACGGATTCAGACGTATGGACAGCCACAATGACGCAAACATTATTAAGAAGTATGAAATTGGAAGATTGCGTTATGGCCTTAGTGTATGAGTGTGAGATAAATAATCGCGAGCTAGTAGATGTAATAGAAGAAGCACTGGTTAGCAGAAGAGAACATTATAAAAGGATTAGTAAATGACAGCAAAAGTAAAATTAGTAGGATTAACTTCTCCCAGCGCATCGACAGACTGCCATACTGCAGGAGATCTGATCGCGTATGCAGCCAGAGTAAGTAATCCAGCGAATCAAAATAACAGCAAGACTTCAAAGAAATTATTGAAATACCTTATCAAAGAGCAGCATTGGTCTCCTTTTGAAATGGTCTCAGTAACCATGGAGATCACAACAACTAGAGATATTTCTAGACAGATTATTCGTCATAGATCGTTTTCCTTCCAGGAATTTTCTCAGCGGTATGCTGTAAGTGAGAGCTTCAGTACTAAAAGAGAAGCACGAAAGCAGCACCCAACCAATCGTCAGTTGAGTGAGAAAGACGAAGACAAAGAAAGACAAAGCAAAGCACAAGAAGTCTTTAACGAGATGCAAGGAGAAGTAGCACGAGTAGCTAAAGATTACTACGAGATGGCACTTAATAGTGGTATTGCGAAGGAGCAAGCACGTGCGCTCCTCCCAGAAGGGCTAACAGAGACTACTCTATATATGGCAGGAAGCCTTCGCTCTTGGATTCATTACTGCGAATTGAGGCGGGGTCACGGCACACAGAAAGAACACATGGAAGTAGCAGATCTATGCTGGGAAATTCTAAGAACTCATTTCGCAGATATCTGTGATGCAGTGGAGGAAATGGGGAGTGAGTGAGGGTAAAAAGTATGATGGAGAGAAGCCAAGAATGCATTTGCTTCCTCCTAAATCAATGGTAGAGGTAGCAAAGGTATTAACTTTCGGAGCAGAGAAGTACGATGAACATAATTGGAGAAAATTGGAAAACCTTCAGAATCGTTATACAAGTGGTGCTTTGCGTCATATTTTTGCTCATAACGATGGAGAGCAGTTAGACGAAGAGAGCGGACTGTCGCACCTAGCCCATGCAATTTGTTGTTTATTATTTAAGTTGGAGATCGAATTAGAAGATGGCAAGAATGAAAAGAGTAAAGAAGAAAGACCACGAGAATTTAACATCGGAGAATATTCAGCGAGTTATCAGCTTGCTCCAGCCCACTTCTACGGATCAGAAGCCTATAACAAAGAAGGCGGCTTGCGAGATGCTGAATATAAGTTACAATACAACGCGCCTGGACTTGATCCTGTCGGAATTTCTAGATCGACAGGAATACGTACTGAGAAGAAAAAACCAAAACCGTGGAAAAGCAGCGAGTACGAGTGAGATTCAGGAAACAGTACAAGATTATCTAAGTGGTGATAATATAAGTGGTATTGCTAAATACTTATATAGATCTCCTTCTTTTGTAAAGAATATCCTAGATAGAGTAGGAGTACCGCAACGTCCCCCGTCCGCTGAGGATAGAAGGATGCCAGCATTTCTACCAGATAACTGTATCTCAGAGGACTTTACAGCAGGAGAGATTGTATGGTCTGCAAAATACCATTCTCCCGCAGTTATAGATAAAAAATACGATGATCCCTTGTACTTACAGAAGTATGGTAGTACTGCGTATCAGATTTATATATTTGAAAAAGATTCAGACGATCAAGATTATCTTGCTAAAGCAGGAAAAGGCGGTTTCTATGCGTCTAGTCTGGCTTATGATTTAGGAAAACTCAGTCATCTAGCAGCATTAGGAATTGATTTAAAAAAGCAAATAAGCTAAGAACCTTACGGGTTAGAGAAAGAAAATGGAAAATGAAGCAGCTTTTGTAGCAGCATTAGAGGCGGGTATGGTAAGTGTAACTTTTACAAGTTTAATATCCGGAACGGAGATAACAGAAGAGTTTACTCTTCGGGGAGTACATCTGCCTACTCCAAACCCTACGAGTGATAAGATAGTATTACTACGTACTTCTACTGCTCTATATGAAGATATTCAAAAAGATAGTATTATATCTTGGCAGGCTCCTGATGAGCCATAATAGAATAACTAAAGAGACAGCAGAGTTAATATCTATTCCTCCTACGGAGTGGGAAGTAAAGACAGTATCCTGGCTTTTAGACCAGGAGGTCTTTGCAGAGAAATATGTAAAGATACCTTTGAATGAAACTCTCATGGAAAGCATAAAGAGAGACGGAATAATCTCTCCTATGCTTGTGATGCCAAACTGGTATCCAATATGTGGGAGCCAAAGACTTAGAGCGTGCAAACATATTCAGTACACAGATCCTACACATAAAGTTTTAGATCAAAGTATTAGAGTTGCTCGTTTTGAGAAAGAGTGGTGGAATGCGTTTTATTTATGGCCTAATGAGGAGGATAAGAATAAGTGTATACAGATATACTTTCAGACAATGGAAACTGCTTGGAAGAGTAAATACTTTATTCATGAAAAGGACTTTAAAGGCAAAGACATGATTAGATTTGAGGAGGAAGGAAATGAACTTAAATGGGAAGCCAGAGATGGTAAATAGTATGTGGACACACTTTTGCACAGTTAAAGAGACTGTTATGGATACTAAGATAGGTTCCGCGTGCTCATGGTGCACCGCAGAAGAAAAAACAGAGATTGCATACCAAGGATTGTACTGGGCGTATCCTCTACAGAAATATATGAGATGGCCTGAATATATGCAATATTACTACTGGCTTGACAAAAAAAGTTCTTGACATGAATGTCAAATTCAATTATAATAGTTGTCAAGAAAGAGAGGAAACCAATGGGCTACCGATTTTACATGCAACAACTTGAAGCAACAGGACAAGCTCCTGGATTAAATAACACTAACAAAAGGAAAAGAAAAATGGCGTGGGACGACGACAAGAAAGCAGCAGTTATCGAAGCATACGAGAACGCTGAACCAACCCCCGAAACTTCAATGGAAATCGTAAAAGATATCGCTGATAACTTTAATGAGTCACCTAACGGTGTTCGTATGGTACTCAGCAAAGCCGGAGTATATATTAAGAAAACTCCAGCAGCATCTGGCGGTACAAAAGCCGCAGGCGGTGCTAGTACACGAGTTTCCAAGGCTGGAGCACAAGAAGCACTCATCGCAGCTTTGACCGATGCAGGTCAAGAAGTTGACGAAGATGTAGTATCAAAACTAACTGGTAAAGCAGCACAGTATTTTTCTGGAGTGATTGCAGCCCTCAACTAAGTTCCGCTCTCCATGTAGTTAGTGCAGCAAAAGATTTTGCTAAACCTACTAAGAAGGAGATTTTGTGAACAAAGAGGAACTAGCATCATTAGTAACTGAGTATGGTGATGCTATAATCACATATCGAAGTGAAAATTCCAGAAAACTAAAGTACAATGTCTGTACATTAGATTTTACTACACCATATGTAGCAGAGAAGAAAAACCGGGCGAAAGAGTCTTACGGGACTCTTTTGCTCTTTTGTTGGGATACAGATTCGTATAGACTTCTCAAACCTGAGAACGTAACTAGCGTTGTACCCCTGTCTTCCATCCTTAGAAACGAGGCGTAACATGGAACTTCATGAAGCACCTGCAGTGTATGAGAAAGTTATACACTACAACGAAGCTAAGGAACTGCAAGTACGTCTAACAATCAATACCTTTCGAGGTATTGAGTACTTGCACGTAAGGAAGTATTATCTAGATTTTACAGAGGAGTGGAAGCCCTCTCCCGAGGGTGTAGCTATGGAGTTGGATTTCAACAACTCTCGTGAGCTATTTTCAGGACTCCTAGAAATATTATCATTGGCAGAATCCAAAGAGATCATAGAAGAACACTTTAAAGATTATATAGACGAAATCTATAAATAGTTCTTGACTTTCCCTGGTATTGTCTGTATAATATACAATATTCCAGTGAGAGTTTATATGAAAGATTTTTTAGATAAGGCAAGTAAACATTATTATGAAGGTACTCCTATTATCTCCGATGCAGAGTTTGACTCTCTTGCAGATAAGTTTGGCTACAATAGCGTGGGTTACACAGTAACCGATGGTATTCCCCACCTTTATAAAATGTACTCCTTACAAAAAGTCTTCTCACATGCAGACTTACCATCAGATATTGATGATTATGTTTGTACTCCCAAGCTGGACGGGGCGGCAGTGTCCCTTCTATATGTTAATGGTATATTTGCTTTGGGCCTCACACGAGGCGACGGTAACATTGGACGAGACATAACTAAGAAATTGCGGGCTTTAGTCCCGAACACAATCCCATTAAAAGAGGTCCTCCAAATCACCGGCGAAGTAGTTGCCCCTAAAAGTATCCCTAACTCTAGAAACTATGCTTCTGGTGCTTTGAATCTCAAAGACATGGAAGAGTTTGTAGAAAGGGATATAACTTTCGTAGCTTATGATATTAACCACAGTGTACAAGAACCAGGACGATTATATGAACAGCAAACTTTATCTATTCTTAGGGATTTCGGTTTTTACGAAGTTAGTACGTTCGATACTGATAATTACCCTACTGATGGTCTTGTATACAGACTAAATAACTGCGATAAGTTTGATAGAATGGGATTTACGTCCCACCATCCTAGAGGAGCAGTAGCTCTGAAGGAAGAGAAAGATGGTAAAATTACGACTTTAATAGACGTAGTATGGCAAGTAGGTAAGAGCGGGGTTGTTAGCCCCGTGGCCTTACTTGAGCCTGTCGACATAGATGGTGCTATCGTTTCTCGCGCTACTCTACATAATATAGAGTACATACGCAGTCTGAATTTAGAGATAGGCTGCAGTGTTGAGGTTATTCGTAGTGGTGAGATCATACCTCGGATTTTACGACGTGTGGAATAAGTACACCATTGAAAAAATAGTTCTTGACAGAAATCTTAAAATCTCGTATAATATATTCTCAATTTCAAGGAGAGCCCTTTAGTGCAAACTATTCAAGCCCCAACCAACTGCCCTAGTTGTAGTTCGTTACTTGATTGGTCGAACGATCTACTGTACTGTAGAAGTTCTCAATGTTCTGCTCAGAAGCAAAAGAAAGTTGAACACTTCGCCAAGACCCTTAAAATCAAAGGACTTGGCCCTAGTGCAGTCAACAAACTAGGCCTGACAGATATTGATCAGATCTACTCTCTTAGTAGAGAGGAAATCGCTGAAGGGTTATCTTCTGAGAAATTGGCAGAAAAATTGTATGCAGAGATTAAAAACTCAGAGGCAGCCCCTCTTAACGTAGTACTGGCTGCTTTTAGCATTCCTTTGATCGGAAAGACTGCAAGTGACAAACTCTCTAAAATAATTACTAATATTACTGAGATAAATGAGAGCAGTTGTAAGCAAGCAGGTCTTGGACCAAAAGCTACTGAAAACTTATTGGAATGGCTACATAGAGATTTCTATTCTTTTTATGATGGATATCTCCCTTTTGATTACAAATTTGATACCCCTCTTCAAAAAGAAGAGATAGGCATCGTATGTATTAGTGGTAAACTTACAAGTTTTAAAACTAAGGCATTAGCGACACAAGCCCTAGAACATAAAGGATATGTTGTGAAATCAAGTTTGACAAAGGATGTTACAATATTAGTAAACGAAAGCGGGGTAGAATCCGCAAAAACAACCCAGGCCAGAAACTCTGGCGTAACAATTATTGAAAATCTATTAGATTTACTTGGAGAATAAAATGGCATTGCCAAAATGGACCGAAGAACGTACCGAAGAGTTGACCAACTTTGTCGGTGACGAATCACCAATCTCTCAAGCAACTGTTGCAGAAGCAGCAGCTCAGCTTGAAACTTCAACACGCTCAGTTTCTAGTAAACTGCGTAAAATGGGCTTCGACGTAGAACTTGCATCAGCATCTTCTGTTCGAACCTTCTCTCCTGAACAGGAAGCTACTTTAGCCTCTTTTGTACAGGACAACAGTGGTGAGTATACTTATGCTCAGATCGCTGACCACTTTGACGGCGGAGCTTTTTCTGCTAAGTCAATCCAAGGTAAGATCCTGTCTATGGAACTGACCGACAATGTAAAGCCTGCTCCTAAAGTAGAGACTGTACGTACTTATTCTGCAGAAGAAGAAGTCACTTTTGTATCTATGGTACAAGACGGTGCTTTCGTAGAAGCAATCGCTGACGCTCTTGATCGCAGTGTAAACAGTGTTCGTGGTAAAGCTCTTAGCTTGCTTCGCTCGGGCGATATCGACGCTATTCCACGTCAAGAGCACACTAAAAGTGCAGCTAAAGAAGATCCTTTAGCAGATCTTGGCGATATCTCAGCTATGACTGTAGATACAATCGCTGAAGCCATTGGCAAAACTGCTCGCGGTGTTAAGACTATGTTGACTCGTCGTGGTTTGGTTGCGGCCGACTATGATGGTGCATCTAAGAAAGAAAAAGCTGCAGGCTAATACAATAGCGACCCTTCGGGGTCGCTAATCTTTATAATCTTCGGGGGAAGTTTTGAATATTGCGAGTGCTTTAATAAAGCAAGTTCTTGTTCTACAGGATTTTGAGACCTGGACGTCCGTTCGCAAGGATTATTTGCCAAATGAGTTTCACACCCTTTTTGGTGTGATTGATAAGCATACAGATAAATTCCACAAACTTCCTACTCTTGAAGATTTAAAGTTTGAGATACGCGATCCTGGAACTCTAGAAAAGGTTTACGCCCTTCAGGGTATCGAGGTAGATGTAGATGCATTTAGCCTTCTACAGTATCTTAAAAATGAATATACTCAAAAGGAGATTCTCAACTCCTTAGAGTCTTATGTTGATAATTCTGTAGCTTTTGAAGATGCAGAAGAATCAGTTACACACTTACATCAGATCGTATTAGATATTGAGAAGAAAGTAGATCTAGAACTACCTCAGGAGAGTATGCAACGCATTACTCTCTTTGAGTCTGATGATGATATTGCCAAGTATTTACCGCTAGGTTTGAATACCGAGTATGATTACGATATACAGTTCTCCCCCCGAGATCTTGTACTTATCGGTGGTCGTCGCGGGGCTGGTAAGTCTATGACTTGTGCAAATATCGCTCACAACGTCTTTGAGCAAGGTAGGTCGGCTATGTATTTCACTATTGAGATGGATAGTCGATCTATTCTTCAAAGAGTTTGCGCTATCGCAACTGGAATTCCTCACGCTCGCCTACGTACCAAAAATCTTGGTGTGGTGGAGTGGGAAAAGGTTGCAGACTGGTGGGCCAACCGTTTTACGGAAGGTCAGAAAAAATTACAAGAATACAAACAACACCGGGATTTCGATGAATTTCACCATAGTCTAACATCTACTTGCGAGCTTCTCCCGACTCAGCAAGTAGATGTTATCTATGATCCTTCTTTGAACTTAGCAAAGATTAAGGCAGAAATGGATAAGAAAGTGAAGGCCCTTAATGTCGGTGTTGTCCTTGTAGACTATATTAACCAGGTTAAAAAATCTGCTATTCCGCATAGGGCGGGACAGTATGATTGGACAGAGCAAATTGAAGTGAGTAAAGCCCTCAAAAGTATGGCACAGGAGTATGACTGCACAGTTATCTCTCCATATCAAACAGACGCGAGCGGAGAAGCGCGCTTTGCTAAAGGTATACTAGATGCTGCTGACGCGGCCTATTCTCTTGAGACTTATGACCAAGAGGATTCTTGTATTACTTTTAACTGCGTGAAGATGCGTAACTCCGCTCAGCGCTCTTTTACTTCTAGCATGAACTGGGAGACCCAAAAGATTGGCCCAGAGAGTGCTGCTACTCCACAGGAGAGAGAAGACTCTTCTATGAAGACCGGCGAAGATATTGACGACGTTGCTTAAAAATAGTTCTTGACATGTGCTCGTAAATCCTGTATAATATACTTTCATATTTAGGAGGTTTCTAATGATTATTCAAGGCAGCATCAGACATACCTATTCTGGTAGGAAGCGTAAGAAAATATCAAAAGTAAAGAAAGCACAAAAGCCTTTTATCCCACTAGAAAAATCTGAACAGGTTTTTGAAATCGCCCCCTGGGCAAAAAGAGATAAAGTATATAAGTCTGCTGCTCTTACTGCACCCAAGACCTTTATACCTGACGATTCTTATAAAAAAGAAATTAGTAAAAATTATACTGTAGCCATCGCCTTTAACAAGGGAGCGTATCAAGTTATTCCTAACTCTGATATTAAGCATATAGGTAAGTAATGAATCGACACACTAACATAGCACAAAGACAAAGAGTAATGCGGCAACAGAGTCGCAGGCGACAAATCAAACAAGCACAAGCACGTAGGTTGACATTTAATGAATGTGGAAGAGTTATTGATTCAGAAGGGGATACAGTACATCCCGAAGGGGAAGGACTACGTAGTCCGTTGCCTAAATCCTGAGCATGATGATAGTAATCCAAGTATGCGAGTCGATCAGATTGATGGTCGGTTCAATTGCTTCGCCTGTGAGTTTAAAGGTAATCTATTCTCCTTCTATGGAGAGCAAGTATCAGGTTTACAACTCAAGCGCGATATCCTAGTCAAAAAGATTCAGGAAAAACGTGCAGAGAATATAGGTTTGAACTTTCCTAAAGATTACGTCCCTTATATTGGTAATTGGAGAAATATAAAACCACAAACGTATAAAACCTTTGAGGCATTTGAGCATGTCGGCAAAGACTATATTAGTCGTATCAATTTTCCTATTCGAGATATTTCTGGAAAGATAGTAGCTTTTCAAGGCCGTCACACAGCTGGAGGAACCCCTAAGTATAAGTTCTCTCCTCCTGGGGCTAAGCTACCTCTTTTTCCACAAGTATTTCCCCGTCTTGGAGAAATAATTCTTGTAGAAGGTATTTATGATGTACTAAACCTACATGATAAAGGACTGACAAACTCTGTTTGCTGCTTCGGCACAAACAACATAAATGAAGATAAGCTGTTAATGCTCTCTATGAAAGGTGCCACCAAGATAGGTGTCTTCTTTGATGGAGATGAAGCAGGACAAAAAGCAGCGGAAAATGTTAAAGTAATGTGCGAGAAAATTGGTCTCTTTACTAGGAACATCCATATGAAAGAATTGGATCCTGGTGCACTTACCGAAACTCAAGTTAAAAAACTGGAGAAAAGATTATATGCCTAAAGTTGCATTAGTAGAAACTAAACCTAGCAGAACAGACTTTCGAAATGAGTTTGATGGAGCCTTTGACTTTGATCAATTTCAGCTCTGCTCGGATTCTAGTATAAAGAAAGTATTAAAGCGAGACTGTGATATTAATATGGATCCTGATAACTATGAATGGGTAATTCTAGTAGGTAGTGATGCATTGAAGTATTTTACAAAGATTAATTCGGTCACTGAATACTCGGGTAAGAAAGTAGAAGATAAGTTCTTACCTGTCATTAATCCTGGCATGTTAAAATTCAAGCCGGAAGCTCGTAAGACCTGGGAATCTTCCAAGGAAAATATTATTAAGTACATTAATGGTGAGATTGAAGATGTTATCATTGATGAAAGTATTGCTCGCGGTATCAATGACACTGCCGAAGCAAAGGCGTGGATACAAGGAGCTATAGATTCAGATAGTGCATATATTGCTCTTGACTCTGAGACTACTGCCCTGTACCCGCGTAACGGACATATATTAGGAATATCTATGTCTTATACTGGGGAAGATGGAGCTTACATTAATACTGAGTGCTTTGACGAAGAAATCGAAGATATGCTACGTCAACTGTTTCTTAATAGGAAAGTAATCTTCCACAATGCAAAGTTCGATATGGCATTCTTTGAGTATCATTTCAACTTTGAATTCCCCGACTTCGAGGACACAATGTTGCTCCATTACCTCATAGATGAGAATCCAGGAGGGCATGGTCTAAAGCCGTTATCCTTGAAGTATACTCCTTTTGGTGATTATGAAAAACCAATGTATGATTGGATTGATCAGCACAAAAGAGCAAACGGACTCAATGCAGGTAGCTTCACATGGGATATGATTCCATTTGACGTTATGAAAACATACGCGGCTATGGATGCTGTGTGTACTTTTCTACTGTACGAGAAATTTGTTAAAATTAAGAAGAACCCAAAAC